CTCCAATCCGAAATGAAGTTCGTCCCGTTTGGCGTCCGCGTCGCGCAGCATTTGCTTCGCAACGATCTTTCGAGCTTTCAAGCAGAAGCCGGCTGATGACCGCACCCCGATGAGCAAGGACGAATATTACACACAGCGCTGGTTGGATTTACAGGCGCGGGTTCTAGCTTCCGCTCACTGGATTTGTCGGGATTGTGGATGGCCCGCGGCGGTCGCTCATCATGAGACTTACCTGTATGGCATTATATGCCCGCCACAATACCTGACGCCGCTTTGCCATCAGTGCCACAAAGTGCGGCATCGCCTAACCAATCGACGCCCAGAGCACAAGATCGATCATATGCGGCGCCTCGGATGGCAGCCCGCAGAAACCGCGGAAGGCGGGCCTGGTTGCCGTTACGAGTTGGGATACGGATTGGGCAGCGGCAAACCTTGGGTGCGTGCATCATGACCGCCACCCCGATCACCGTCTCCCTCCTCGGCATTCCGTGCGCCTTTGCCCGCATGCGCATCGCCGCCCGCACCGGCGCCCACTTCGTCCCGGCGCCGCAGCGCAACGCCATGGCCGCGCTCCGCATCGAAGCCGCCAACACCATGCTGCACATGGGCGCCGCCGTGCTCGACGAGCCGGTGTCGGTCGAGCTGCTGGCGGAGCTGCCAATCCCGGCAAGCTGGAGCAAAAAGCGGCGCAATCTCGCCATCTTAGGACTCATCCGGCCCGGTGGCAGGCCCGACCTGGATAATTTGTGGAAGTTAATGGCCGACGCATTCAACGGTGTGGTGTTTAGAGACGACTCCCTGATTGTCACCATCGTCGCCCGCAAAATCTACGGCCTGCAACCGAAATTAGTCGTGACGATCACCCCATTGGCTACGGCACAACGGGCGCTTCCATTGGAGGCGGCGGCATGATTTGCGAAACATGCGGCGCGTTTTTTGTGCCGGACAAGCGCAAGTCAATTGCCCTGCGCAAAAAATACAAACATTGCTCTATCGAATGTCGCCACAACCACTCTGTAGCGCGCCGGATCTGGTCGAAGATTGCCGTAGGTGAAGTCGCCGAATGCTGGCCGTGGTTAGCCTATAAAAACGCGGACGGGTATGGCGTTGTCGGTATTAAGGATCAAACGGTCACCGTGACACGCTGGCTCTTGGAGCAACGCAACGGGGACCCGCTTGCTGATGGCGAATGCGCGCTCCACCGTTGCGACAATCCTGCATGCTGCAACCCGACGCATTTGTTTGTCGGAACGCGTGGCGACAACAATCGAGATCGCCGCGCTAAAGGTGGGTACTCGCGCACCTTTCCCAGCAGGGGTGCCGCCGCATGATCGCGCCCACCTTCTCCGCCAGCGAAATCGCCACAGTCCGCGACGTGACCGCAGCCGGTTGCGGCCGCACCGCCATCGCCGCCTTCCTCGGCCGGTCCAAAAACGGCGTCGCCCGCTATATCCCCGCCGAAGACGACCGCAACCGCTGGGACGCCGCGCCGCCGCGCGACCCCAACAAGCTCCGCGACCGCTGGGAGAAGAAAATGCCCGCCATGCGCGCCGCCATGCGCAAAGCCGGAGCCGCGCCGTGACCACCGCCCAGCTCCACGCCGACGTCCATGGAACGATCGCCCTGTGGCGCCGCCGCCGCATGCTGCCGCAGAGTGTGTGGTACACCCTCACCGGCGTCGGCGACTACGACGCGACGTGGTTCCGCGTCGAACGGTACATGACCGCCTGGCTCGCCTCGCGCGAAGCCCCCTCACTCCAACGCGCCGGATAGGTATCGTGGATGATCTACCGCACCCCCTCGTCCCTGCCGATCATGATGTCAGCATGCTCAGCGACTTCCGTCTGCACGTCGATCGGTTGCTGGCAAGCGAACTAGTCGCTATCGGCACGCCCGAAGAATGTTGGGCCGCTTTGATGTTGTGGTGCCGCGCCTGGAAGCAGATCCCCGGCGGCTCACTGCCAAACGACGAGCGCGCTCTTGCCGGTTTCTCCGGCGCCGGCAGGCAATGGAAGAAGGTACGCCAGATGGCGCTGCATGGCTTCGTGTTGTGCGCTGACGGCCGCTTTTATCACCCCGTGCTATGCGATGAAGTTAAACGCGCCTACCGCTCCCGCGCTGCGAACGTGCAACGCCGAGAAACTGATCGGAAACGCCTCTCGGAATGGCGCGAGAAACGCTCTGGAAACGGACTTGAAACGCCGTATGAAACGCGTTTCGTCGCGGAAGTAACGGAAGAGACGGAAGAGACTCAAGAACCTTTAGGCACCGAAGGTGCTGCTAGGACCTGTTTTAAGAACTTAAACTCTGAGACTGCCGCCGCGCGCGCGCTAGACGACGAACCCATCCTCGAAACGCTCGACCCCGCGCTCCCCGAAAGCGAAGGAAGTTTAAAAAAATTCATCGATAGGGCTCCTGTCGCGCGCTCCGCGCGCTCTGCGGCTGTCGCCGCCTTACGCCGGGACCAGCTTGTGCAGAAACTCATCCGCTTCTCGACCGCCACCATGCAAGAACCGGAACTGTCACTCGCTGTCGGCGGACTCTGCGGTGCCGACCCGAAACTCGGCGAGCAATGGTGGCTCGATCACGTCGACAAGCTGATGCGTGCCGAGCGCTGGGACGACACCGCGTACCTGGACGCCGCCGAATGACCTGTCCCGAATGCCACGGCACCGGCTATGCCATCCGTCACCCCCTGGTCGCCGGCACCAATCTCGGTGACACTCCCGCCGGCACATATCCGTCACCACCGACCCCCTGTCCCGAATGCAACGGCACCGGCATCGCCTCATGCTGCGACACCGCCGGCAGTGCCACTGGCGACCAGCGGCCGAAGTGTCACCCGCTGTTGTTCGGCGAGCCGCGGCCGGCATCGGTGGTTAACCGCGACCGGCCCTGGCCGACCTACGCCCCGGTCAATCCATGATCGAACCGTCACCGCAGCGCCGCCAGCACGACCGCATCAGCCGCGACGCCGCGCAGCTCGCCGACAGCGCCGGGCTCATCGGCGTGCCCTGGCGAGCCGAGGGGCTGCTCGCCCGGCTGGAGCGGCATGGCGACATCGGCCGCCGCGAGCGCAGCGCTGGGGAGCTGTTCGCCGAGCTGTTCCACCTCGCGCACCTCGACCCGCTGCGCGCCGCCGATATTGGCCAGCGCAATAACCGGGCACCGACGACCGCTTACGGCGGCGATCGCGCACGCCGTCGCGTCAACGACGCGCTCGACGCCCTGGGCGGCCTCGATAGCCCGTGCGGCTCCTGCGCCTGGTTCGTGCTCGGCGTCCAATTGTCCATGTCGGATTGGGCCGTGCGGCAAGGCTGGGCCGGCAAAACGATCCGCCGGGAAGTCGCTAAAGGCACCCTAATCGGCACCCTCGGCGTGCTGGCCCGCCACCTGTGAGTGTGATTTGTGCTTGACAAGCTGCCGCAACAATGTTTGCAACGCGTTTAGGTGTTAGAGTTGTCTCTGACGCCAACCCAGCCACAAGATGTGCCATGCCCCAACCGCTCCACCGCGGCAGCCGGTACTTCTACGCCAGCCCCGCCTGGCGTGCCGTGCGCCGACAAGCTCTCGCCGCCGGCCATTACCGCTGCGCCATCTGCGGCGTGTCCGTCGCCAAACGCGGCGCATCCCGCGTCGACCACATCCAATCCGTCCGCACCCGGCCCGACCTCGCGCTAACCCTCGCCAACCTCCGGGTGCTGTGCGTCAAGCACGACGCCGAGGCCCATCGCGAGAAAGGCACCGGCAGCAATGTCCGAGACGCGCGTTTCAGCGGTTGCGACGCCCGCGGCGTGCCGCTCGACCCGGCGCACCATTGGCATAAATCAGGGTAAGACCTTGGTACGACTTAGCAAAGATTCCCGCAAAAGCCGGTTACTCGGGCACCCCTCCATGATTCGGAGCCGCCCCCCCCGGTGAGGCAGAATGGCCGCAAGCCGATCGCTGCGCTATCGGTGGTGCCGCAGCAACTCGATCGTGTGAAGCGCATCGAGCCACCTGATAGCCTGGGGTTGGCTGAGATCAGGGTATGGGTAGCGATCGTGAACGGGCACCCTGCTGATTGGTTTGATGAGGGTGCGGTGCCGACGATGGCGCAGCTGTGTCGCCATGTGGTGGTGTCGGATCGCATAGCCACCATGATCGAGAACACGGGCAACAACGCTACCCTACTGAACCTGCTGACCCACCAGCGTGCCGAGAGCGACACCATCCGTCGCCTATCGATGTCCCTGCGGCTGACACCGCAAGCACTGATCAACCACAATGGCAACAAGCAGAAGCAGGGCAGCGTCATCAACGCGCCGCACGCCCGTTTTGCACACGCGAGCTGAGCGCAACATCGCTTGGATCGAGGAGTGCTGTCGGGTGCCGAGCGGGCGTGCCGACATGGTTGGGAAGCACGTTGTGCTGCGGGAATGGCAGCGGGACGCGATGCGGGCGATCTACGACAATCCGCACGGGACGCGACGGGCAATCTTCAGTTTCGGCAGGAAGAACGGGAAGACGGCGTTATCGGCGTTTCTGCTGCTGCTGCACCTATGCGGACCGGAGGCGAAAGCGAACAGTCAGATGTACTCGGCGGCGCAGTCGCGGGACCAGGCCGGCTTGTTGTTCGACCTGGCGGCGAAGTGCGTTCGGTTATCGCCGGAATTACACGGTCACATCCAGATCCGGCAGACGGCGAAGGAGATCGCTTACCCGATGCTGGGCACGTTCTACAAGGCGCTGTCGGCCGAGGCCTCGACGGCGTTCGGGCTGAACCCTCGGCTGGTAATTCACGACGAACTAGGCCAGGTGCGTGGACCGCGTAGCCCGTTATACGAAGCGCTCGAAACCTCTACGGGCGCAGCCGACGATCCGCTATCGATTGTAATCAGCACGCAGGCGCCGACCGATGCGGATCTGCTGTCGGTGCTGATCGACGACGGGTTGGCCGGGCACGACCCGCGCGTGGTGGTGCGATTGTACACCGCCGACGAGACGCTCGACCCGTTTGGCGAGGAGGCGATACGGGCGGCCAACCCGGCGTTTGGCGATTTCTTGAATGCGACCGAAGTGCTGGCGATGGCCGAGGATGCGCGGCGGATGCCGTCGCGGGAAGCGGAATTTCGGAACCTCGTCCTCAATCAGCGCGTCGAGGCGAACAGCCCATTTGTTTCCGCGAGCGTGTGGGCCTCGTGCGGCGGCGAAGTGCTACCGATCGACGGCGTGCCGGTCTATGGCGGGCTGGATCTGTCGGCGGTGTCGGATCTGACGGCGTTGGTGCTGATCGGCCAGGTCGGCGGGGTGTGGCAGGTGCATCCGACCTTCTGGCTGCCGGGTGATGGGTTGTCGGTGAAGGCGCGGGCCGACCGGGTGCCGTATGACCAGTGGCACCGCGAGGGGTGGCTGGAGGCGGCTCCGGGCAATTCGGTGGAATACGAATATGTCGCGGATTATCTGCGCGATGCGTTCCAGCGCTACGACATTCGGAAGCTGGCGTTCGATCGGTGGGGCTGGCGGCATTTGCGCCCGTGGCTGGTGAAGGCGGGCTTCAGCGACAGCGACCTGGACACCAAGTTCGTCGAGTTCGGGCAGGGGATGCAGAGCATGAGCCCGGCGCTGCGCGAGCTTGAGAGCGATCTGCTCAACGGCAAGCTGGCGCACGGCAACCACCCGGTGCTGACGTCGTGCGCGGCGAATGCACGAGTGCAGACCGACCCGGCGGGCAACCGCAAGCTGGACAAGGCGCGCAGTGCCGGACGGATCGACGGGATGGTGGCGCTGACGATGGCGCGGGGGGCGTCGGCGAACGCCGAGGAGCCGCTCGACATCATGGCGATGGTCGCCTGAGCCTCTAGGAAATATCATGGCAATTGTTCGTAAAACCGCCGCCGGCAAGGTGGACGGGAGCCTCAGCTATGTGCTGAGCGATGCCACGGTCGACCGCTACGGCGACGTGATCGAGCCGGATGGGTGGATGCTCGACAACTTCCGCCAGCACCCCGTAGCGCTGTTCAACCACAACCCGAATGCGGTGATCGGCACCTGGCGCGATGTGCGTGTTGAGGCCGCGCCGGGATCGAACCGCGGTGGGCGCCTAGTTGGCGAGTTGGTACCGGCGCCGCCGGGCACAACCAGGCTGGCCGATGATGTGCGGCGGCTGATCGAGGCCGACATCCTGCGGGCGACCAGCGTCGGCTTTATCGGCATTGAAAGCGAGCCGATCGACCCGAAGCGGGCGCATGCCGGCGTTCGCTACACCCGGCAGGAATTGCTCGAAACATCGATCGTATCGGTGCCAGCCAACCCGTCGGCATTACAGATCGCGAAATCACTGAACATTGCTGACGACACCATGACCCTCGTCTTCGGCGAGCATGCCGCAATCGGGCAAGGGCGCATGGTCAAACCCGGCGAGCACGCCGTGACGAAACGCCTATCGCGGGCGGACATTCCAATGAGCATCAGCAAGAAGATTCAGGACACGCAAACACGATTAAACGCTGCCAGAGACGCCTTGACCGAATACCTCGACCAAGAGGAGCAAGACCCGGTACAGCGCGACGCGATGTCGGACGACATCGTTGCCGTCGAGGCCGAGCTGCGCAGCCTTGAGAACGCCGAGCGGGCAATGGCACCGCGCGGGCCGGCGCAACAGGTGGCGGCAACGACGATCACCGCGCCTAACGTCAATCGCCGGCCGCTTGGGTTGCCGACCGCTCAGAGAAGCCCGCTGGACCTCTATTTGGGCCATCTGGCGACGCGGGTGCGGGCCGCGGTTCATCGGCAGCCGATCGAGGAGATGCTGCGTCAGCATTACCCGGAGGACGAGGGCACGGCGATCGTAACCCGTGCCGCGGTGGCGGGGGCAACGACCACGGCCAGCGGCTGGGCGATTGACCTAGTGCAGTTGGCGCAGGGTGAGTTCGTAAATCTGCTGTATCCGAACAGCGTCTTCCCGAAGCTATCGGCGATGGGCACGGCGCTGAACTTCGGGCCGAATGCCGGGGCCATCAAGATTCCGAGCAGAAC